AATGAATTAAAACAATGAGTGTAGTGACTGAACCGACCGTTGATTGGTCGTCCGATAAGATGGTAGAAGTATCATTAGGTGAACCAGATGATTTCTTAAAGGTTAGAGAAACCTTAACTAGAATTGGTGTAGCATCACGGAAAGAAAAGAAATTATATCAATCCTGTCATATACTACATAAGCAAGGAAGATATTTTATTGTCCACTTTAAAGAATTATTTGCATTAGATGGAAAAAGAGCTAACCTTACTATTAACGATGTGCAGCGTAGGAATCGTATTGCTCAGTTGCTTGCTGATTGGGGACTCATTGGTATACTCAATATAGATCAAATCGGAGATATAGCACCGTTAAATCAAATCAAAGTATTAAGTTATAAAGATAAAGGTGACTGGATACTAGAAACAAAGTATAATATAGGTAGGAAAAAAACGGAGGAAGAGTGAAGAAATTTATTTTTGATGTTGATGGGACTTTGACACCTGCAAGAAAACAAATTGATGGTGAGTTCTTACCTTTCTTTTCTCACTTTGTTAGTCTTAATGATGTTTACTTAGTTACAGGTAGTGACAGAGATAAGACACTAGAACAACTAACACCATACTTGTATAACAAATGCACTAGAGTATATAATTGCTCAGGTAGTGATGTCTATGAAGGTACTAAGAATGTCTATAGAGATGACTGGGAATTACCTAGTGATGTAGAAAGGCATCTAGAAAACGAATTACTCTTTAGTAAGTTTCCTATTCGTAATGGTATTCATATTGAAAGAAGACCAGGTGGTGTTAACTTTAGTATTCTAGGTAGAGCAAACACATGCTTTGTAGAGAGAGAAGAGTATGTAAAATGGGATGAGATGACAGGTGAAAGAAGAGAGATAGCAAGAAGACTCAGACTAAAGTTTCCAGAACTAGAGGTACAGATAGGAGGACAAACAGGTTTAGACCTAGCACCACTAGGGAAAAACAAAAGTCAAATCCTCAGAGACTTTGAAACTAATGATGAGTTACATTTCTTTGGTGACATGATGGAGGAAGGTCAGAATGATTATGCTTTAGCAAAAGCAGTAGAAGAGAAGGGCGGTTTTCACTACCATGTAAAAGATTGGATGGATACCCGAACCAAGTTAGTCGGTATATCAGATAGACACTTAGTAGAGTCTGTGGTTAAATAGTATTGTTGCCTTCGGGGACACAATTTACACTCGCTTAATAAGGAGAACTATGGACTTTCAGAGATACCATGCTGAAGACCTTCCAACTTTAATGGATAGGATTACAAAAAACAGCATAGGATTAGATAATTATTTCGATCAATTTTTTACTACAGAATCTAACTCAAGTTACCCACCATATAACTTGGTCAATGTAAGTAATGTCGAATCAAGACTAGAGATAGCACTTGCAGGGTTTGCAAAGAAACAGGTTAAAGTTTACACAGAGTATGGTAAACTAACTGTAGAAGGTAATAGAGAAAATAAAAAAGAACCTGAGAACTATACTCACAGGGGACTAGCACAAAGGTCTTTTACTAGGTCATGGACTATCGCTGATGATACAGTTGTAAAGAAAGTCTTATTTGAAGACGGTCTATTAACTGTCACATTAGGTAAGATTGTTCCAGAGCATCATGAACGAAAAGACTGGATATAAACACAGGGGGTTTTCAACCCCCTTTTTTTATGTTATAATTAAACCGTTGGACGCAACATAGGGAGTGACTGAATAAACTTACTGGCAACCGCTAGTTAAGGTGATGAGACACAGGTGGTGCTGCTCCGAGAGGAGAATCGACTTACCAGTCGGGTCTTAGGCAAGGATGTATTTACTCTGTAGTAATGCCCATTCTTTGTTGGTATACAGGATTCCAACCTCCCCCCTTTTTTAACCTAAGATGCAACTCTACGAGTCGGGCAGATGGTTTTTTTTATTACTACATAATGTATTATGTCAATTAAAGTCGGAATATTAAATGATGGCACACAACTTCTTGCTGATATAAAAGAAGTTACAGACGGTGACCAAACACAATACATGGTTATTAAACCATTTGAAATTGTGTATACAGATGCAATGGAAGTGGCAGAAGATGGAACTGAAACATTAGCAACAACTAAAAAAGTAGGATTAAAAACTTGGTTGGAAATATCTGATGATAGTACATTCATTATAAATCCTCACACAGTCACTACAATATGCGATCCAGTAGTGGATCTAAAAGATATGTACGAAGACCTAACTCGTGGAAGGAGAATCTAATGGATCCCATTATAAAAGTATTGGTATTAAAATCTGGATCTAAAGTTTTAGTTACCCAAATTAAAGAAATACCAAGTGAACTAGGAGAACCTGATTGCCAATTAACAGATCCTGTTGAGTTTAAGGAAGGAGATCAAGACTGGAAAGAAAGATTACAAAGGTGGCCAGGTAAACAACTGACACAAAACCACCAGTGCATGATCTCATCAGATGCTATACTTACTATTGTAGATCCCCAACCAGAATTGTTGGAGGCATATCAAGAGGTTATTAGTTGAAGTTTTATACAAATGTTTGCATGATCGGGGATAAGTTCCTCGTGCGTGGATATGATAATGGTGAGTATTTTCAGATTCGTGACGATTACCAACCCACATTATTTGTATCAGCAAACAAGGAAACTAATTATAAAACTCTTGACGGTCAATATGTACAGAAGATAAAACCTGGCACTGTAAGAGAGACACGAGAATTTATAAAACAATATGAGTTTGTAGATAACTTTCAAGTATTTGGTAATGAGAGATTTATATACCAGTATATTTCTGACAAGTATCCTCAAGACGAAGTTAAGTTTGACATTAGTAAGATCCGTTTATATACAATGGATATTGAAACTAAGTCAGAGAATGGATTCCCTGATGTAGAAGCTGCTGATCAGGAGATGTTACTTATCTCTATGCAAGATTATAATACGAAGGAGATTATTACATGGGGTGTTGGTGCATTCAAATTAAAACAAGACAATGTATATTACAAACAATTTAATAATGAGTTTGATTTATTAAATGACTTTATACAATGGTGGATAAACAATACTCCAGACATTGTTACTGGTTGGAACATACAGATGTTCGATATACCATACCTTGCTAAAAGATTGTATAGAGTCCTAGGAGAAAAAACTGCTAGAAGATTGTCACCTTGGGGTCTAGTATCTCCCAAAGAACTCTACATTAAAGGTCGTCGTAATATTGTATATGATATAGGTGGTATAACTCAACTTGATTACTTAGATCTTTATAAGAAGTTTACTTATACCAACAGAGAATCATATCGTCTAGATTATATTGCACAGGTAGAACTAGGACAGAACAAACTAGATCACTCTGAGCATGATACATTTAAGGATTTCTACACAAATGGATGGCAGAAGTTTGTAGAATATAATATAATTGATGTGGAACTTGTTGACCGTCTGGAAGACAAGATGAAACTGATTGAACTTGCATTGACTATGGCATATGATGCTAAAGTTAATTACAATGATGTATTCTATCAGGTTCGTATGTGGGATACAATCATATACAATTATCTTAAGAAAAGAAACATTGTAATTCCCCCTAAATTATCTGAACAAAAAGATGAGAAGTATGCAGGTGCATATGTAAAAGAACCTAAACCTGGCAAATATGATTGGGTTGTTTCTTTTGACCTTAATAGTCTGTATCCACACCTTATCATGCAATATAATATATCTCCTGAGACACTCAGAGATGCAAGACATCCAACAGTTTCAGTCAAGGATATTCTTGAAAAGAATATGACATTTGAGATGCATAAAGACAGTGCTGTCTGTGCAAATGGTGCAATGTATCGCAGAGATAAGAGAGGGTTCTTACCTGAGTTGATGGAGAAGATGTATAATGAAAGAGTAATTTACAAGAAAAGAATGTTGGAGGCAAAACAGGAGTATGAAAAGAAACCATCAAACGATCTTGTCAAAGAAATTGCCAGATGTAATAACATTCAGATGGCAAAAAAGATTTCCCTTAACTCTGCTTATGGTGCTATTGGTAATCAATATTTTCGCTATTATAAACTTGCCAACGCAGAAGCTATTACATTATCTGGTCAGGTTTCTATCCGTTGGATAGAGCAGAAGATGAATGCATTCCTAAACAAAATTCTAAAAACTGAGAAAAAAGATTATGTTATTGCTAGTGATACTGATTCTATCTATCTTCACCTCGGTCCTCTTGTCGATGTTATCTATAAAGATAAAGAAAAAGATTCTGAAAGCATTGTCTCGTTCCTTGATACTATTTGTGAGAAGACACTTGAACCCTTCATCGACCAATCTTACAAAGAACTAGCACAGTATGTAAATGCTTATGATCAAAAGATGTTCATGAAGAGAGAGAACATTGCTGATCGTGGTATATGGACTGCTAAGAAAAGATATATTTTAAATGTGTGGAATAGTGAGGGTGTTCAATATCAAGAACCTAAGTTAAAGATGATGGGTATTGAAGCAGTCAAATCATCTACACCTGCACCCTGTAGGGAGATGATTAAACAAGCACTCAAACTTATGATGAACGGTACAGAAGATGAAGTTATTAAATTCATTGAAGATTCTCGTAAGAAGTTTAGGAACTTGCCACCAGAAGAAATAGCATTCCCAAGATCTGTTTCTGATGTTAATAAGTATAAATCTAACAACATGATCTATACTAAGGGCACTCCTATTCATGTGAGGGGTGCACTGCTTTTTAATCATTATATTAAAGAGCATAACCTAACGAACAAGTATTCGTTAATTGGTAATGGGGAGAAGATTAAATTCTGCTACCTTAAAAAACCAAAC